AAGCGGCGGGCGCGGGCCGGGTCGCGCAGGGTATTGGAAATCAAGGACTGGTAGCCCTTGGTGGTGATTGCCACGGAGAACTTGGGCTTCTGCTGCGCTTGCAGCTGATTGTTAGAGGTTGCCATATTCAATACCTTCCTTTTCAAGATAATGCTTCAAACCGACGAGCTGGGCCTTAGTGCCCTTTGCGTAGAAGCGGGTCATAAAGATGGGTTCCGGCTTGGGTTGCGGCACCGGTTCAGGCTGCACGGCCATTTCCGGGTCTGCGGAGATTTCCTGCGCCGGTTCGGGCTGTTCTTGGGCCGCAGCCGCAGCAGCGGCGCGAACCTTTTCTGCGGCGGCTTCACGCTCCGCTTGCCGGGCACGGCGTTCTTCTTCCCGTCTGCGCTGTTCTTCCAGCGCCTTGTGCCGGTCATCCACGGCTTTAATAGCTGCGGGCAGATCGAGGTTCTTCCGGTACTCCACCATGACTTCCGCAGAGTTTTCCGTAGCTTCGATTGCAGCCACGTCGGACACAATGCCGTCTACAAACGCCTTTGCCTGTTTTTTCAGGGCAGTTACACTGTCACTCATGTTGACCTTCGGTCGGTAGGTCAAATCGTCCATCCAGTCGATGCCAGCGGCCTCCACCAGCTCGTTGTAATATTCCTGGACAGCATCCGTCTTTTGGACCACGATACCGGAAGTAACATCCGTGATTTTCCGTTTCAGTTCTGCGTCAGCGGTCTGGAACGGCACCGTCACGCACTCACGGTAGACTTTCTCAAACTCGGCATACGGTTCAAGGATTTTGTCCTTGACAGCAATGCGCTGGGCCTCGTATTCCTTAAATTCCTTGGTCAACTGCGCACGAGCGTCCTTGACGCTCTTATAAGTCTGCTCGGTGCAGACCAGCGAGAGAGCTTCGGCCGCGCGCTGCTCAATGTCAGCCTTTACGCTGTGTAGCCGCTCCACGATAATGGGCAACTGCTGCAATTCGATGACCTGCAATGCGGTTTCATTTGCCATGTGGCATCCTCCTTTCACTTTTCAAAAACAACGGTCTTGCCGGTGCCCTTATCCAGAAGCACCATGCTATTCGGGAAATCCCGAACCAAGAGATATGCGGTGCAGTCCCAGCCAGCAGCAGAAAGAGCTTCTTTCTGCTTGCGGGTCGATTTCTTGGCTTTCAAAAAATCACCTCCTCGGTCTTGCTGACAGCGACGTTCAGCGTGATGGTCTCCCGGCAGCGGCGGCCAAAGTTTCCCTCCGAGCCGAACATCTTGGTCTTCTCGAACTCCTTTGCGCTATACACGCTGGCACAGTTGAGAACATTGGGGATACGGTCAGGGTGGACTGCCCGGAACGCCTGACACGCCATGTGGTAGTTGGGTGCCCAGATCTCCGTCCATCCACCGCTGTACGGCTGCACATCATCGGAGCCGTATGTGAAGTAGAATTTTTCCAGATCCATCACTCGTCATCTCCTTTATCCAAGATGCTGATGCCGAGGCCGAAGAGTAAGAGCCTCAGACCTATTTCATCGTCATCCGTCAAGCTTACGAAGTCTCGTTCTCCATCCACAACGCCCTCGCGGAGAATCACAGCGTTGCCCACGATAGGCTGCCCGTGTTCCAGCGTACCGTAGATGGCACTGGCAATGTTGTTGACGGCAGAGCCTTTCAATCGCCCCTCGTCATCGACCACCAGACAGAATCCTTCCGGCAGATACTTGGGGTGGACAACCTCGATGTAGCCGCCGACTTCTTTCTGGAGGCTGTCCAGCAGCGGTTCGCTAAAATCCTTGAACTGCATCCGATTCTCGGTGTCAAACACCAATCCTTTCATAAAAATCACTCCTTTTCCGGGAAGCACTCATTGACTTCCCATGCGTCTGCGGCCTCCAAACAGCGGTCGCAGCCAACGATTACGCCGTCATCGGTGCGGTAAACGGTATCGCAGCGCTCATGGCACAGCGGACAGCGGGGTTCTTCCGGGTAGCCCGCTTCTTCATCGGTCGGGTCAAACGGAGAATACATCGCGCACCTCCTTCAGCACCTTGCCCAGCCAACGGCCAAGGCTATCGAAACAGCCGTAGTGGTCCAGCCAGCCCAGAACCCCGATGACCATCACGATCACACCAAACCACGCCGCCGGGCATCTGGCCGCGGCTTGGTCGGCATCAACGCCGTACAGAAACATAAGAAGTTCAACCATTGGGACATCCTCCTTTCTTTCGTTGCTGGTAGGCCTCCCATGCGGCATCCAGCCTTTCCTGCCCGCCCGGCATGGCGATGATGTTGAGGTAAAGCCTCTTGCAGCCCCGCGCCAGCCGGGCGGTATCTTCGGGGCTGATTTCGTCCAACCGGACGTGGATGTCGGTGTTCACAGGAGCCTCCTTGCGTCGAGTGTTTATTCGATTAAACATCATCAGCAAAAAAAATTTGGTCCACGCTGACACCCATTGCAATCGCCAGTGCAACCAATGTTTTTGTTGTGGTGACGCGCTCTGTGCCACTTTCCAGCGCAACGATGGTTCCGCGGCTCACACCGCTTTTTTCTGCGAGTTCCTCCTGACTCATTTTCAGCGACTTCCGAACCTCTTTAATCTTAAAACCCATCAATTTCACCTCCATTCCTGCTTCATGCACCGGTTTTGTTTAACCGATTACACACTCATAGTACACCTTCCACGCCGATTTGTCAACCCGGTTGAACATTTTTTGTTCAAAAAATTACACAAAGTCCATTGACAATTCCGTCACTTTGAATGTATAATAGATTAAACAATTTGGAGGGAAACAAGAGATGAAGTGGAAGAAAGCAATCAGCCTGTTCCTTGTCCTGGCCATGAGTCTGACCCTGCTGGCCGGCTGCTCCGGCAGCGGCTCCAAGGAGTCCCAGCAGCCCAGCAGCAACCCCGGCACCACTTCCCAGGCTCCTGCCGAAGACGGCGTGAAGAACGTCAAGATCGGTGTGCTGCTGCCCTTCTCCGGCGCCAGCTCCTACTATGCCGAGCACCAGTTCTACGGCATCAAGTATGCGCTGGATCATTTCCTGAAGAATTCCGACTATGATACCAGCAAGCTCAACATCGAGCTGGTCACTGCCGACTCCACCGGCACCGCCGACGTGGCCGTGACCGAGTTCGAGCGCCTGGT